GCCAACGCACGCATGGCCCATCAGTTACGTGTAAAGGACACGCAAAACAAGTTCGCGGATCATGTCTTTAAGACAGATCTTGGCGGGTTTGCAAGCGAGTTCGTGCGCATGACTGTGGGACGTTCGGCTGGAACGGTGGTGCCGTATGACTTACAACGCTTGGAAGAGGAATGCTGGCTTAGGCCGTCACAACGTCAGGGACTGTTGGGGGTGCACACTATGTGTGCGCAACCCGACGGGCCCCTCCGCGGGTTCATGAAAGGAGAGGCTGGGATGAAGCCTCGACAGATAGTGAATTGTGCGCCAGACCATAACGCCCCTTTGGGGTGCTTCGTGCACGCGTTGATGGATGACGTGAAATCACGGTTTGAGTGGATAGGATGTGGGCGCACGCCTGCACAGGTCGAGGCGAGAGTCGCCGCGGTCAGTGCTGGCACGTGCATTCCCGCGAGCCTGGCCGCCAGACTTGAAATCACGTCGTTAACGACAACGCACGAGGGCGACATCACCAACTGTGATGGGTCCGAAAGACGGTGGCATCGCGAGATGGTCATCGAACCAATCATCATGGGGCTTCTCGTTCCAGGGTACAGAGCGCAGATGCGCCACTACCTACACAACGAGAGGTCAGGCATGAAAGTTAAGATGAGCGAAGGATATAGTTATGAGACGGGCTGGGAGTTGATCTCCGGCACGTCTCTCACTACGTTCAAGAACTGTCTTAAGGTTGCGTTCGGAGACTATGTAGCGTTGCGCCGTTCGGGACTCGACCACGAGGTGGCGTTCGCGTGTCTTGGTGTGTACTGCGGGGATGACAGCGTGATGGTCGCGCTGCCTCTGGGGGGTCTTGCTGAATGCCGTGTTGAGGCTATGGCGGATCTTGCTATGGATCAGAAGCTAATCGTGCGCGAGATGCCGGATCCTGTTTCTTTCTTGGGGGAGTTTCACTACGACGCGTTCGTCGGCGGTGGCACCCGTCTGCCCGATTTTTGGCGACAGGCCGTTAAGGTCCATATGTCGTCTAATAAGGGGTCGGCGATTGCTATCGTCGCCGCGAACAAGGCGGCTGGCATGGTTGGCGGCGCTGCCGTCCACGACCCTTTGTTGGGGCCGTGGGCGGAGAAGGTGCTGCAGCTTGCCGGCGGCCGTGCGAATGTGGGGGAGATGACCAAGGAGGAGGCATGGAAACTGCAAAACGAGCC